TTTATTCATGACCAAAAAGATGGATTTATTTTACTTGAATTTGATATTAAAGTCAAAAAACAAGTAAAGGTTAACAGTAAAACATTTTACAAAATAGTTAACCTGCAATGGTATATTTATAAATCCGATTTACATTAACCTTAACCGATATGAACTACGAACAATTTTTACAATCAAAGATTAAACGCATTAAAGAATCAGGATTTGAAGTTGATAACTTAAATCCAATGTTATTTGACTTTCAAGAGTACATTGTTAAACGTGCATTAAAAGCTGGAAGGTTTGCGATATTTGCAGACTGTGGGCTTGGTAAAACATTAATGCAACTTGAATGGGCAAACCAGGTAACAAAACATACTCATAAACCCGTTTTAATTCTAGCACCATTAGCCGTATCAGGTCAGACAATTCAGGAAGGTTTAAAATTTCATATAAACATTGAAAGATGGTTTGAAGATTTAAACCATAAATCAGCAATACCTGAAGGAATATATATCACCAATTACGAACAACTTGAAAAGATTGATGTATCTTTTTTTAGTGGTATTGTATTAGATGAAAGTTCAATACTCAAAAACTTTACAGGAGTTTATAAGAATTTAATTATAGATAAATTTAAAACAACTCCATACAAATTAGCCTGTACGGCAACACCATCACCAAACGATCTTAATGAAATTGGTAATCATTCAGAGTTTTTGAATGTTTTGGATGCACAGGATATGCGATCTAAATGGTTTGTTAGAGATGAAGGAATGAACAATTACAGATTGAAAGGTCATGCAAAAAAAGACTTTTACGCATGGATTAGTTCATGGGCTGTAATGATTACTAATCCTGCTGATTTAGGATTCAATGGTAATGACTTTATTTTACCATCATTAAACTATCTTGAGTTTACAATAAAAACAGAAGTACGTAATAATGGTAAATTGTTTAATGATGCACACATAAATGCAACTAATTTCAATAGCGAATTGAGATTGACTAAGATTGAAAGGATGGAGCAAGTTGCTGAAATAGTAAATAATTCAAATAAGAATTTTATTATATGGGTTAAGCAAAATGAAGAGGCAGACTATTTAAAAACATTAATACCAGATGCGGTAGAGGTTAGGGGTTCTGACTCAGTAGAAAAGAAAGAACTGCATTTACTTGGATTTGCTGAAAACAAATTCAGAGTATTAATCACAAAAACAAAAATTGCTCAATTTGGACTTAACTACCAGAATTGCCACAATCAGATATTTGCTTCATTAGATTTTAGTTTTGAGGGATTATATCAGGCGATTAGAAGATCATATAGATTCGGTCAAAAACACCCAGTTAATATTTATTTGATTACTACTGACACAATGGAAAATGTAATTGCATCAATAAAGAAAAAAGAAAAACAGTTTTTAGAAATGCAACAAGAAATGAATAAAAATATAAACAGTAAACAATACGGACTTATGAATGAATATGATTTTAAAGAAGTAAAGAATGATTTTATGTGGCTAATGAAAGGTGACAGCTGCAAAGAGATTAAAAGATTAGAAGAAAATAGCGTTGATCTAATTATATTTAGTCCTCCATTTAGTTCATTATTTACTTATTCAAATTACATTCATGATATGGGTAATAATGAAAATCATGATGAATTTTTTAAACAATATTCATTTTTATTAAAAGACCTATATCGTATTTTAAAGCCTGGCCGTTTAATGTGTTGCCACACTAAGGACTTAGGCGTTTATAAAAATTCAAAAGGATATACCGGAATGTACGATTTTACAGGTGATCATACTAAATCTGTATTAGATGAAGGTTTTAAACTTCATTCTAAAGTTACAATATGGACTGATCCGGTACTTGAAATGCAAAGAACAAAAACGCAAAGACTACTTTATAAACAAGTAACTTCAGACTCAAGTTATACAGGAATAGGAATGGCAGAATATGTTACAATATTTCGCAAATGGGATGGAAACGAAGATGAATGGAATCCTATCACAAATCTAAATAAGGATAACTTTCCATTAGATACATGGCAGAAATGGGCTTCTCCTGTTTGGATGGATATATTACGAACTGATGTTTTAAATGGTTCAGAGGGTACAGCGATGGGAGATGAAAAACATATCGCACCATTACAGTTAGAAGTAATAAATAGATTAGTAAATCTTTGGTCTAATAAAGGTGAAACTGTTTTTACTCCATTTTTAGGAATAGGATCAGAGGCTTATGTTTCAATAAAGAATAAAAGAAAAGCAATAGGTATAGAATTAAAGGATAGTTATTTTGATGTGGCAGTAAAGAATTGTAATAAAGCTATTGAATCAAAAAAACAACTTAGCCTTATATGAAAGACTTTAACACATGGTATTCAGAACTAGTATCAGATGAAAAGTGGCACGAAACAATGTCAATGCTTCATCGAGGCAAAGATCTTAAAGAAGGTGCTAAGATCATCTATGGAGAATACGTATCTGATCCTAACAACTTCAACCAGCCGATTAAAGAACATCGCAGGCACTTGCATTACAAGATGCTTAAACAACCAATAGCACCTTTAAGGCATGAGTTTGTAGAACAAAAAAAAGAAGAACCCAAAACAGCCTTTGCAAGTAACGAAGAAAGAGAAAAGTACCTTAACGAATGGCTTGGTTTATTGAAGCAAAGTAAAACCTATGTTCCACCAAAGATGACACACTCCGAGATCGTGGAGGAAGGTGGATGGTTGCCAAAGAAAAAGGAAATAGGATATGACAAAGACTACATCCACGAATGGCGCAAGAAGGTTGCCAAGTTCCAGGAGATGACGGTTAGAGAACGCCATCCGGATTGGACAGAAGAACAGATACAGGCCAGATTAATTGAACTAAGAACCGCTTTTTTATGAAGAAGATACCACAAGTGCCTTATGGATTTCTAAAAGAAGTACAAAACCGGATAGGAATAAAAGTAAGCCGTAACTATATTAGCATGGTCAGGCGCGGATTAAGAACAAATGACGCTGTGCTGATGGCCATCATTGAAACCGAACACAACTGGAAACAAATCGAATACAACAAAATTAAATCCTTATGCCAAAGTTAAACCCTAAACGCACTCCAAGATTAGACAACACAATTCTACGCAGTCACCAGCGAGATGGTGAAAGCTACGCATTCTGGTTCTCATCAGACATTAACAAGTGGATCACAAGCGCACGCAAGGAAGGACAGGCAAAGGCAAGGAAAGCCAGGGAGTTATGAAACAAACAAAATGGTATCCAACCTACAAGACCAAGCCAAGCCGTAATGCCTGCCCGGTATGTAATGGCACAATGACCGTAATAGATGCCAAAACAAAATTGGAAAGAAAGTGCGTACTTTGTAAAAAAGGCTGGTATGAAATCAAATAACTTATGATAGCACAAGTAATATTATTTACAGTAGCACTATTGATATGCTTTACGCTTTATCGTATCTTTAACAGACGAAAGTGAAACCACACGTAAAGCTATATCTGGATTATTTCGGTTATGACCAATCCGATTGGATCGGTTGCGAGGTATGCAACAAGACAGCCGTGGACATTCATCACATTAACGCCAAGGGAATGGGTGGCACAAGTAAGCCAGATACGATAGATAACCTTCAAGCACTTTGCAGGCAATGCCATACGCTCTTTGGCGACAAAACCGAGTATAAAGGCTTTCTTATTAATATGCACCGCAACACTTTAAAGCTGCATGAGATCAGAAGAAATAAACAAGTTCGTTTGTAGAATCATGAAACATGATTTGTAAATTCAATATTTTTTAAGATATTTGTATTGCCGTTCAGTTCGGTGGGTCTGCTCGGAATATAAAGGGCCATAGAATTAAAAACCCACCAAGCATTTAAAAACAGAATCGGAAGTGAGTAAGGTTAATTTTTTCATCGGTTAGGTTAAGGGAATCACCACAAGTTTATCTGTTCTTGTGGTTTTTTTTATTTTACAATTTGTTTAATCATTTTTTTTCAAATGCCAGCAGGCGGAGCAAGACCAGGAGCAGGACGTAAAAGCAAAGCTGAAGAACTTAAGCTAATAGAAAAGCTATCACCATTAGAAGGTAAGGCTTTAAAACTTTTACAAGATGGTCTTGACAATGGAGAATTTGCATACCTGAAACTTTACTTTGAATACTTCTACGGAAAGCCAACCGAAACAATAGATGTTGAGCATAGCGGGGGTATGGATAACAAAGTTGAATTAGACGTATCTAAACTATCGGATGACACAATCAGGCATTTACTTGACGCCAGAAGAGGAAAAGACCCTGATAAGTGAACTGGCACGTAGGAACTTTAAGGACTTTGTAGCGCACACCAAACCAGACTATGAATTTAACTGGCATCATATAACCATCTGCAATAAGCTGGATGAATTTGCAAAGGGTAAAATACGGAAGCTGATGTTGTTTGTGCCACCACAGCACGGTAAATCAGAATTAGCCACAAGACGATTCCCAGCTTATCAGTTAGGCATTGACCCCAAATGTAAGATTGCTGTATGTTCTTATTCGGCCACCCTGGCAGCAGCATTTAACAGGGATATTCAACGGGTAATAGATAATGAAAAGTATCATGATGTATTCCCAGATACCATCCTGAACGAATCCAACGTAGCCACAAGCGCATTGGGCAGCTACCTGCGTAACTCAGAGATATTCGAGATAGTAGGCCACAGAGGATTTGTAAAGACCGTTGGCGTAGGTGGATCGCTTACTGGTACACCGGTAGACGTTGGTATTATAGATGATCCATTTAAGGATAGGGAGGAAGCTATGAGCGTAAGGATCAGGGATAAGGTCTATTCATGGTACACAGACGTATTTAGCACACGTCTTCACAATGATAGTCAGCAGCTTATCATTATGACCAGGTGGGATCAGGATGATCTTTGCGGTCGTATATTGGCCACAGAGAACGACTGGCAGGTGCTTACCTTTCAGGCCATCAAGGAAAAGGATATGCCAGGAGACCCACGGCAACACGGTGAGCCACTATGGGAAAACAGGCACAGCTTAGAACGTCTGTTGCATATCAAGGAGACCAGCCCGTTTACATTCAACAGCCTTTACCAACAGGAGCCAAAGGTATCTAAGGAGGCTTTAGTATTACCAGAATGGAACTATTACGATGAAGAACCAAACATCTACCCCGTGTACGGTCTTGACTTTGGATTCAGCAATGATCCAAGTGCATTGATTCAGGTCAAGAGGCATAACAAGCGTTTATACTTAAGGCAATTAGTATATAGAAAAGGTCTTCTGAACAGCGAACTGATAACCCTGATAAAGCAATACGTTCCGGTTGGATCAAAGATAATAGCAGACTCAGCCGAGCCTAAAAGCATCGAGGAGATCAGGAGGGCAGGAATAAATATCAGCCCATCGGTTAAGGGGCCGGACAGCGTGGTTAACACTTTGTCATGGTTAAGGGATCATGAAATTTACATACACAAAGACAGCCATGACCTTGTAAATGAACTTAACAACTATCAATGGGTAATGCATGGAGGTGATGCAACAAATATTCCAATAGACTCATTCAACCACTTGATAGATGCAGCCAGATATACCAAGATACATTTTAACGTGCCGACAACATTAGGCGTAACCTTTCACAGATGATACCATTTACAATAGAACTAAACGGAGTCAAGGTAAACAAGGAAATACCGACCACCTGGAATGAAGTAACCTTTGAACAGTATTTAAAGATTTTAAAAGTAAATACTAACGAGGCTGAATTCTTATCTGTGTTCACAGAGATAGAACCCGAAACCATCAAGAAAGCTAAGATCAAAGGACTTGAAAACCTGCTGCTGGCTTTAGACTTTTTAAAAGATGCACCGGATTGGACACATAAGCCGGAAGTATTCATGGGCATGCCAATGCCAAATGATATTACGTTTGAGGCATTAGGGCCATATATTGACTGCCGTTCTATCCTGTTTGATGTTCAGGCCAAAGGCTTGCCTGAGTTTGTGGAAGCCTATGCCAAGTACTGTGCCATATACTTACAGGCCATAGATACCGATTGGACGGGGTACGATCATGATAAGGCAATGCAGTATGTACGGGAGATTTTAAAACAGCCTGCCGGGGAGGTGGTAGGTTTGGGTAGTTTTTTTATAAGCAAATTTCTGACTTTGAAAACGAATATGCAGGAGAAATCCCCAGCGAAGGCTACACCACGGAAGAAGTCGAAGCGGGTTATGAAAAGCTAAACCAGACCTTTGGATTCCTTTTAACGTTGGATAATATCAGCACCCATACAGGCATACCAGAAGATGAACTGTTAGGCAAATGGTCAGTAAGGCGGTTTTACACAAAGGTCAAGATGTTAGCCTGGCAAGCATATACGCAAAAACAGTATAGTAAAATAGTTTCTAAATAACTAAATTTGTAACATGGGGCATAAAGCGGTCAGGCAGTTTATTCAGGATATTGCGGAATCACTAAGGGATGATGTTAAGTTTGGGTACGGTCGTGCTTCTGATTTCAACCAGATCAAAGACAAACAATATCCATACATCTGGCTTGATCCGTTAACCTCAAGCCTCACCACAATGGAAGACAATATAGGCTTCTTTGAAACATATACAATCAATCTATCATTTTATAAGTTTGACGAAATGGATTCCACGGAGGAACAGTATAAGCTGATCCTTGACGATGTGGACGATCTTGTCCAGCGATTCATTCGCAAGATTCAGGAAGATAACACAGACGATTACGATACACCGTTGAAACTTACTACCTGGAACACAAGGATAGAAAATATCAATAAACAGCCATTTATAAAAGTAATGGCCGATGTTCTTACAGGGTTTATACTCACGTTTGACTTTACAGTACCGGATCAATTCGATTACTGCAATGATAACTGAGAATCATTTTCCGATGATCGAATTTTATGAGGTGGTTGTATCTCCTAACTTTATTTACTTTCTGCATTACAATTGATAGCCAACGTAATAACCATATTGATAAATGAAGGTCAGCGGATGACCGATGAGATCAAGAAAAATACCCCAAAGGTAACAGGCAAGTCTGCCGCATCTGTTGATTTCACAGTAAGCCATACAGCCAACACGGCAGAACTTCAGATAACCGCAAAGAAGTTTTTCAGGGTAGTTGAAACCGGACGAGGGCCAACCAAATCAGGCGCATCAAAATCAACACCATCATTAGTAGACGCAATAAAGGAATGGCTAAAAGCTAAAGGTGAATCCGATGTAGGCATGGCTTATGCTATTTCTAAACGAATACATAAAAAAGGAACTAAGCTATACCAGCAAGGTGGCAGGAAGGATGTATTCAGCAACGTATTAAACGAAAGGGCAATAGATAAACTAGGTCGTAATCTTCAGGACGCAATAGCTGAATATTACCTTCAGGACTTTATAAAGAATTTGGAAAAAAATAAACTTATTAAATAATGGCTGTAACGGTATTAGAAAGGCCACAAGGGTATGTATTAGGTGATTGCTTTGCGGCAACAATAAATGAAGCCTATGCAGGATACGCAACCATAAACCGTTCAGGCCACGGTCTAAGCGATGGCGACTATGTTTACATTACTTCAACAATTGAATCCTATAATGGCTTCTGGTATGTGAACATTGAAGACACCAACAAATTCAAGATAAGAAGGTATGCCACAGCTACAGATCAGGAATACATAGTAGATGCCACAATCCAATACTGCAATGTTGACTTTACCCACGGATGGAACAGCGTCCATTTGCCTATCACTTACCGGCTACGGTCAGACCTTTACCCGACTAATGAAGTAGATACAGCACGGACGATTTCAAGCTATGGTAATGACAATGGATATGTTTACCTGACTTTATCAGGAGCATTAGGATCAGCACCCTATCCTGAGCCTTATGAATCCATCAAGATAGAAGATACACCTAATAACCGATTGGATGGAGTTTACCAGGTGGTTGAGGTGGTTAACTCAACAACGGTAACCATCAACCTGGCCTATGATGACTCCTATAATTTTGGAACCGGAACTGTTAACAGGTATTATGATAACTACAACGTGATCGTTCGGGTCTATGCCGGATTGGATGCCAGCCATGCATGGGCAACCAAAAAACCCTATGAACTGATCGCTACCCTGAACTATACACCTGATCTGGACAATGAGGTATTCTTTTCAATCAACGATATTTTAAAGGGCGAAATTGAAACAAAGAACAACCTTCAGTTAGATACATTGCCCAATAACCTGGATGCCTTCACCAAGTTTTATATAACATATGCTGAAAGCTATGATGATTCATTAGGGTCTAACTATACTCTGTCTACATATACTTCAGACTATACTAACGATTCAAGCAACTTTGAAGGGTATGCAATTAATTCAAAACTGCCGTTTAAAAACGTTCATTCAGGGTCAATGTCTGATTATGTCAGCCCTTGTAATTTCCTAACGTTGTTTCAATCACCTATAAAACTAAACGATAAGTACTTCGATTTGTCGTTTATAAACAACGGAACTACACAGCTATACCTTCGCAAGTCAGGAGCAGATACAGCCATCACCAATTACGATCAGGGCGTTTACAGGGTAGAGATTACCGAGCCCGGACTATATTCCATTTACAACGGGGCAACTGTTATATCAAATGAGATAGAGGTAGTCGAGGACGAAACCTGCACAGCACAGAGCATAGTGCTGACATGGCTTAACTATCTTGGTGGGTTTGATTATTTCAACTTCAAGGCAGAGAAGGAATACACGGTTGAGATCAGCGAAACAGGATCAACCAAACAAAACATCATGCCGAACTGGCCACGGTCTTACGGTTCTTATGCCGACACCATTGAAAAGACCACATACAGGAATGCACGGAAAGGTATGCTGATCCGGTCACAATATGTAACCGCTTCAGAGATCGAGGCATTACAATACATTAAGACCAGCCCGTTAGTGCAGATCATAGAAGGCCGGTCAAACCGAAGAACGGTAATTGTAGACGGTCAGTCATTTACATTAAAGAAAGACAGGCAGGATTTATATGAGATTAGTTTTAATGTGACTTACACAGACGAAATACCATCACAGGCGTTATGAAGTTTGACAGCGATATATTGACATATGATGGAGGGGTAGAGATTGAACGGCAGGTAAAGCTATTCGAGGATATATCGTCTGTAAATGGTGATTACAGTTATTCATTCAGCATACCGAACACAGCCAAAAACAGGGCTTTGCTTGGTATCCGTTCTTTGAACAGTACAGCCTTCTGGAATACCAAGATTGAAACCGAGATATTGAATAACTCAGGCGTACCGATATACCGTGGATACCTTCAGATTGAAAGCCAGACATCAACTGAAATAAGGCTATCATTTTTTTCAGGCAATACCGATTGGTTCACAGCTTTAAATGTAGACCTACATTCTTTAGACTACCCTAAACTTTCAAAGGATTGGACAAGCGGTAATATATCGTCATCCTGGTCAGCAACTTCAGGCATAGTTTTTCCATTTATCAACCGTGGCGGTCTGCTTACAAGAAAAAGCCCTAACTATTACATAGATGACTTCCAGCCGTTTGTATATGTAAAGGATGCAATCAGGGTAATACTTGCCAACGCTGGTATAAAGCTGGCCGGTGATATTCTTACCGATCCTGTTTACAATTCCTTAATTACAAGTAATAACAGTTCAAAAGGAATACAGCGCAGGGTTAACCAACAGAAAGTAAAGGCAGGTAAATCTTCTACCCAGTCGATCACATCAGCAACAGAAACAAAGATAACCTTTACTGATGTAAGCGATCCGAATTACTATAATTCCCCAAATGGGAACTGGTCAACAGCTAACAGCCAATATACATTTTCAGAGGCCACACGTAAATTTAAAGTAAAGGCTAACATAAGACTTGAGAACAATAACGCTGCGTTTTTAACTTATTTAAGGCTTTACGTTAATAGTACATTAGTTCATGAGGTAAGAACATTTGCAGGAGATCAAACTGTCATATCATTTGAAGTTAACAGCGATGACTTCAGCGAAGTTACGCTTTTAGGCGGTGTGGCAGCCGGTGACACATTGGAGGTAAGGATTGAGTATCGTGGACTGTCAACAACATTAGACGTTATATCATCAAGTTACATTGAAGTTGAGCCTACTAAATATTATAAGATAGAGGCAAGCCAATGCCTGCCTGATAAGAAGGCATCCGAGTTTGTAAAGGATGTGTTCAGCCTGTTTAATACTGTTATATCATATAACGCACAAAATAAAACTTTAACCGTTAAGAAACTTGACAACGTACTAAGGGAAAATCCGGTAGACATATCAGAATATGTTAACCGTGATTCAATCGAGTATGTTGATTTTGTGCAGAACTATTCCAAAAACAACTATTTAAAGTACCAGGATCAGACATTTGATGAGGTTGAGAAATACAATCTTCAGGATAACCTTCCGTATGGTCACGGAAATATTGAAGTAATTAACGAATTTCTTGATGAGTCAGCCGACTTATTAGAATCAGAGTTTATATCCGCATGGCAGCAGGATGTTGATTTTGTCGGAAGCCTTCCACGGTTTGAATACGTGGAAATGATCGAAACTTCAGAAAGCCGGTCAATCACAAGCGTAACCGATAACTCAGGAACGGCCAGATTTAATTTTACCGGATCATCAATGAATGGAGCATTGGTAAGGGTTAAAGATTCAACCGTACCTGAATACGAAGGCGATTATGAGATAGTTGTAAACACAGCCGGATACGTTGAACTTCAGGGCGTTCTTTATCTTGGTGATGCAACTTGTACCATAGTAGAACTGGATTGGCAGGATAACGATAATGATGACCAGGCACTACTTATCCATAAGCCATCCGTTAAATTGTCTGATCTTGGTTATGGTGATAATATTACAGCACCGAATCTTTCAACATTTGATACGATTGGATTGGCTTACTTTTATTACCCGGATAGAGGTACAAGATTTAGCAGGTTTAAAGGTGTTGGGCTTCCGTTTGATTCAGTCGATGGCAATCAACAGGGTATGCGTGAAGCATATTGGCGGTCAGCAGAAAGGCTATTGAATAATGGTGTAATGGTTAGGTATATTGCACACCTTCCTGAATCCGTATTCTATCAGCTTGACTTTTTAAGACCCGTAAGGATTGTAACACCTGATGAAAACTTGGTATTCTTTGTTAATAGGATTACAGGTTACAAAGGTAGCCAGTTTCCTTGTGAATTTGAACTTATCAATATTCAGAACGTACAGGTTGCCACCGTTCAGGATCAGTTGCCCACATCAGAAGTAACACCTGATCCGGAGCCACCAGTTGAAACTACCTACTACTATATCGCTGACCTTTACGAGTGTAGTACGTGTACGTTATTTTTAGCAGGCCAGGTAGTTGAATATACAGGCGTTACTGGTCTTGCTTTAAACCGGTGGTATGCTGAAGGCACGTATGCAGCGTTTATTTATAATACAGGATCAGCACCATCATCCTATACTATTATTGATGGTACTGTATATGCGAGTTGTGCGGTTGTTCCATGTTTAGCCCCTTAATATTATGGCAGAGGAAAAAGATATATTATTAAACTTTGAGATTAACACAGGTGATGCGGTTAAATCTATTGAACGTTTACGGGCAGAAAACAGGAAACTAACCCAAGAACGTAATAAGATAAATACAGCTACTGATGAAGGTCGTTTAGCTATCCAGAAATTAAACAAATCAATAGATGAGAATAACAAGATTATCAAGGAAAACAGCGCAGCCCTTGAGCAACAACGTTTAAACATTGGTAACTATACGGATTCAATAACAGATGCAGCAAAGGAATTAAATATAGCGGGTGTAAGTGTTGGAGATTTCACTACTAAAATTGCATCATTAGCCAATCCCGCAACGGCAACGGTAGCTGTATTAGGTTCATTGGTGGCCGTACTTTCCAGGGGCAGACAGGCGCAGGAATTATTTGCACAAGCATCAGCGGCAACGGGCGGAATATTAGATCAGCTTACTAAAGACACAACATCATTAGTACAGTCTTTAAATCAATCAGGATCAGGTGCAAATTTTTTTAAAACTGTTTTAGTAGATGCTAACCCAATAGTATTGGGATTTAAAGCCAGCCTTGAAGGTTTAAACTTTGTAACAGGTGGATATATTGATACACTAAGGGGAGCTGGCGAAGAAGCAGCTAATTTTGAAAAGCGTTTACAGGAGATAAGAATTCAGAATCTTATTAATGTAAAGGTATCAAAAGACCTATTGAGGGAAGAGGAAAGATTAAGGCAAATACGTGATGATGTTACTAAGTCTTTTCCTGAACGGATTTCAGCCAATGAAAAGATATTAAAACTTGAAGAACAGCGCAGACGTAGTTTAACCGGTGCATTGTCAAAGGAACTTGAAATAGCACAGGCACAGATTGACCGTATAGGAAGGGCTAATGCCAGCTTTGAATTACTGCAACGTGAAGCCGAATTACTTAATGAGATTGCAGATATACGTGAGGATTCAATAGGTAAGGAATCTGAAGCATTTACTAACCGTAATTCTTTACAGAAAGAATATAACGATCTTTTAAAAGTTCAGCGGGATGAACAAAAGAAAATTCAGGATGACCGAAACCGTGAAGCTGAGTTAGTTTCAAGGCGTGCAGGTGGAGCAAACCAAAGCCTTGCAGATTTTCAGGCCGGAGTATTGCCAATACCTGATGTTAGAAACCGTTTACAGAAAGACCTTGATATTAAAAAACAATTTCTTGATAAAACCACTAAGGAATTCCAGGCTGCATATTTAGCCCAACAGCAGGCCGCAATAGATTCAGCCGAATCAATCAGGGATGTTACATTTGGATTAGCTGACTTATTTTCTCAGGGTTCAGAGGCAAGAAAAGCGTTTGCCTTAGTTGGTATTTCAGCAGATACCGCAGCGGCCATTGCTTCACTAACCGCAGCATCAGAAGCCAACCCCGGTAACCCGTTTACATTTGGTGGTGCTGGTATCGCTCAGTTTGCGGCAGGTATTGTAAGGATATTAGCCAACATTGCAGCAGCTAAACAGTTTCTTTCAGGTGGATTTGCCGAAGGTGGTTACACCGGAAAGGGTGGCAAGTATGAACCTGCCGGTATTGTTCACAAAGGCGAATACGTAGTACCTAAAGACCTTGTCGAAAGCCCGGCCTATCGTCCTGTTATCAGCAACCTGGAAATTGCAAGACTTAGGGGCTATGCCGATGGAGGCTTGGTTACCAACACAAGCACAGCATCTATCAATCAGAATCTTGCCATCAGCAATGCATTGAAGAACCTGCCGCCTCCGGTGGTAAGTGTTAAAGAGATTAATACCGTTCAAGATAGAATAAGGGTTAAACAATCAATAGCAAGACGATGAGTGAATTATCCAAGAAGTACGGAATACCGGAAAGCACCATAAAGGCGTTGATAAAGGATGGGTGGTTAAGTTGCTCACTTCCAAAGTATGAGGAAGTTTACTACCATTACAAAGCCGAGTATTTAAAAACAGGTTTTAAGACAAAGGCAGTACAAAATACAAGCATAACAACCGGCTATTCTGAAAGCATGGTATTTTACATCGTTTCAAAGTTCGAATAACACAATATTTCTTGTGTAATCTTTAAAAATAACATTAGGACATTTGTCCTAAGATGACCGGACATATCTTCATTTATGGTGAAATAGGATCAGCTGTAACGGTTGACTCAGTTCAAAATCAGATAGACCCACAGGCCACCGAATACGAGATTCATATTTCGTCAGTCGGTGGCGATGTTTATTCTGGGTATGCTATTTATGGTGTTTTAGCCAATTTAAACAAACCAAAGACCGTAATCATTGAAGGTCTTTGTGCAAGTATAGCCACGTTGATAGCCCAGGCTGGTGATAAGGTTGTTATGACTACCCCTGCGGAATTTATGATACATAATCCCTATGTGCAATTAGCCGGTGACTCCGAAGAGTTAAAACAGGCTGCCGAGCAGCTTGACCGGATTAAGAACACGATCATAGGCGTATATCGTAAAAGAACAGGTATGAGTGATGAACAACTATCACGTATGATGGACGATGAAACGTGGATGTCTGCGGATGAAGCTAAACGACACGGCTTCATTGACGAGGTGCAGGATAAATTGAAAGCTGTCGCATATATAGATTTAAAAAATATAAAAATGTCTAAAGAAAAGAACAAGTTAGTTGAAATTCTGGACAAAGGATTTGCTGAACTGAAGGCCATGATTACAGGCCAGAAGAACATGGCAACGGTCACCTTGCAGGATGGCCGTGTTGTTATCGTTGGTACGGAAACCGATATACCTACACCTGAAGAAATGGTAGGCGCATCTATTGTTTTAGAAGATGGTACACCGTTGATTGATGGTAGTTATGTTACCGTTGATGGCGTTGAGATCATGGTAGAGGGTGGAATTATTACATCTGCAATGATCCAGGCACCGGCAGAAGCGGAAGAAAGCCCAGAGCCTTCAGAGGTAGATTCATTGAAAGCCAAAGTTGCCGAACTGGAAGCCGCACTTACCGCCAAAGATGAGGCAGTTGTTGAAGCTGAAAGTAAGATTGAAGTTCAGGACAAAACAATTAAGAAGTTCAAGGCATCCGTTGAAAAGCTGGAAGCCAAGTATAATGAACTTAAAAATATAACCGTAGGCGATGCCAACCCTCCGGTCATTCAACCACAGGCACAGATCAGCGAGCCAGAAGGATACGACCCTATGGCTGAGGATTTGAGAAGGTATTTTGAGGGTCGTGGAATAACATTGAAAAAATGAACAAACTACATAAATTTAAGAACATCGGAACACCGATGAACGCAGCGGGGTATACTTATTCCCCTTCGTTTACTTTTGATGGCAACCTGCCGGCTGAAATCTTCATGAAGCCTTCAATCGGTACGCCTGCCCTTAGTGATATTTTTAACATCCGCCAGGGTATCCGCACAGACGAATATCTTGTATTGGGTACTCCTCTGAGCAAGATTTTAAAGGCTGCTTCAGGTTGTTCACCTTCATATACTGCTTCCGGTACTTTGTCTGATCGTAAAATCAGCGTTGCAAAGTTTGAAGTGAATCATGAATGGTGTAAGTCTGATTGGGAAGCTGCTGCTAACCAATTAACCAACGATCCTACATGGATGGCTGACGGTCTTGACGGTTTTGAACCTACTGCCGCTTTGCGCTCAGTATTGTTTGACAGCCTTCTGGATTCTATCCGCAGAGATATTAAGCGTATTGCTTTCTTTGCTGACGATGCTTCTGGTAATGCTGACTATAACATGATCGAAGGTCTGTTTGTAAAGATGTACGATGCCAGCAGTGCATACTGCGTGAAGCGTGTAGGTAACTCATTAGGAAACACCAACACTACGGTATTGACTTCAGGTGAAGCCCTTGCAGCATTGCAGGCAACACACGAAGGTGCAGCAATTATCCTGAAGCAGATTCCTAACTCAGAGAAAGTGTTCTGGGTAACCGGTGCTGTTTACGAAAACTACCTCAAGACCCTTGAAACTCAAAGCGGTTCAGAAGGTGCTTTCCGTATCCTTCAGGATGGTACTACTCAGTTGTTCTTCCGTGGTATCGAAGTTAAGCCGCTGTGGTTTGCTGACGATGCTTTGGTAGATTCATCTAACCCGTGGTACGACAACCTTCGTAACTTCGTGATCTATACGACCAAAGGAACCAGCCGTTACGCTAACCTTGTGTTAGGCGTTGAGAATGCTGCTGACCTGAACCGTATTGAAGGTGGTTACGATTTAAAACAAAAGACTTATTATATGCAAGCTAATATGCGCTTTGGTGTTCAATTTATCCATTGCGACCTGATTGCATTCCACGACTAAACAAGAATAGCCAATGGCGAATTGTGTAATTACTTCTGGTATCTCCGTATCCTGCGATGATCTTCGCAGGGTCGGAGGTTTAGCCAAGCGGGTATGGGTTGGAAATCTTGATGACCTCACGAATCCTATCCCTACCGGTTCGGCATATGTTACGGACTTAGAACTTGATACTTATCAGAGTTTTTATGCTTTCGAATCCACCAAGTTCAGCCATGAAGCCAACTTCCAGGCTGTTAAATCAGATGGTGGAAACGTAGCGATCAATCAAACCGTTATCCTTCGATTGTTTAACAACGATCCTACCGATGATGGAGTGATTGAAGACCTGCTGACTTCTGATGTGTTCGTTGTGGTTCAGACCAACAACAACGAGTTCTTTATTTACGGTGCTGCTTCAGGTTTAGGCTTGACTGACGCAACAGGTGGAAGCGGTCGCCAGCTTGGTGATTCTACCGTTACGCAGTTGACGCTGACGGGATCGGAGAAAGAACTTCCTAAGAGGTTCCTGATAACAGATGTTCAGACTACTCTGAACTATCTGAACGCACGTACAGCTTAATACTGTTTTTTCATATTAGTTTAACTTGGAGGAGGAAGGTTTAACAGCCTTCCTTTTTTTATGCAACAGACAATAAGAAGTATTTTAAGAGAACTAATTTAGGTTTAAATACAACAGCTAACCAAACTGACAGTACAGATAAGAGGTTTATGACCGATGCACAAGAAGCAAAAGCACAGCAATATCAGGTTAGAATATACAATACAACAAACACAACAGCCTATGCAAGCGCACAGGAGTATCAAGCATCTGTATCAAATGCCCCAATATCATTGGCATTAACAACTTTAATAACTCTTTCAGGAACCGCTACGGTTGCAATACAGGGGTGCAGTTCAACGAGTACAAATAATTTAATTAAGGCCGCCACGCTTGCAAATGGTCAGGGAAATAATGCAACAAAGATAACAGCTATAAAAATAGTTTAAAAAAGAAGGGGCATTAAGCCCCTTTTTTATTATTAAATATGTTTTAAATTTAATTTTTTTAAATTTAATTTGCTTGCATGAAGGCGGAAATACTTAAAAAGCTGACAGAAACAGGCCAGATAAGTAATTTTAAGCCATCACCTGAATGGACTGAGGCGTTTGATGCTTATAAAAAAGCAACCGGTGATCTTCATATAGGTATGAAATGCGGAAGTTGCTACCGTAGAGTGATTGCATGGCTGAAAGCGTAGAGTTTTGGCAGATTGTATTCCAC